CTGTCCGACCCGAAGACGCGCGCCAACGTCACGACCCGCGACTTCGACGGGCTCTACAAGGCCGTCGCCGCCGCGCGCGACAACGAGGTCTCCGACGACGACTTCGCCGCTCTGACCAAGGCGATCACCGCAACGCAGGCCTAGATCCACCCTGCACGACCGGCGCGACAAGAGACGAGACGACGACGATGCACGAGGTAATCGACGGTAAGCGCCGGTACATCTTCGACGGCGAGCTCCTCGCCGAGGCGACGAGCCGCAACCCGACCAGCGTTCGGTGGGTCGAGATGCAGCTCTACCGGGCCGCGAGCGGCGAGTACATCCTCGCCCGGGTGGGCCGGTCGATCGTCTACCACGACCCGACGTGCGCCGTCGTCCAGAAGAGCGAGCTCGAGATCGCGCCGCGACCTGAGAACGGCGTCCAGTGCGAGATCTGCGTTCCTAAGTCGGGCGTATTCTGTCCGGAGAGGGACCTAAAGTCCGCGCGAGTGACGTCCGATCCCAAGAATGTTGTAAGTTCCCTCTACCTCCGCGACAAGGACCAGTCCCACTACCTCACGAGAACGGCGCGTGAGCTGCTCGAAGCGGCAGGAGTTCGCGATTCCCGCATCGCCGACGCGTACAGCGTCGAGTACATCTAGACAGAGACGAGAGACGAATGCTGATCATTCTCGAGGGGTGTGACGGCGGCGGGAAGACCACGCTGGCCGCCGCCCTGCAGGAGAGGCTCGAGGCGCGCGGCGAGAAGGTCACCCTTCTCAAGCGCGGCGTCCCGACCATGGACGTCCTGGACGAGTACACGCTGGACCTGGAGGACTACGTCCCCGGGACCGGTCACCACGTCATCTGCGACCGCTGGCACTGGGGCGAGCGGGTGTATAGCGAGATCTACCGCGACGGATCGGAGCTCGGCGTGGCCGGGTTCCGGTTCGTCGAGCTGTTCCTGGCGGCGCGCGGCGGCCTGGTCGTCCTGGTCGATCCGGGCGAGGGCGAGATCCTGCGGCGCCTCAACCACCGGGGCGACGACTACATCGACCTGAAGGACGTCCCGCAGATCATCGAGTCGTACGTCGACGTCCGCGACTCGTCGCTGGTCTACAGCGACGCGGTGACGGTCGACGAGATCCTCGTCGACGCGGAGTACCGCGAGGGCCAGGCGGGGCTGCTGCGGTGGCCGACCACGTACGTCGGACCCGCGGTGCCGAAGGTGCTGCTCGTCGGCGACGGGCGGCTACACCCGGAGACGAGCGTCTCGTTCTCGGCGTTCCAGCCGCGCCAGAAGGCGGGCTGCGCCGAGTACCTGCTCGAGTCGCTGCCGATCACCGTCTGGCGCCAGTTCGGCGTCTGCAACGGGAACGAGGAGCCGGACCTCGGCGGGCTGGTCGAGACGCTGACGCCGTCGCGCGTAGTCGCGCTGGGGCGGAAGGCGTCGGACAGGCTGCTCGAGATCGACGTCGAGCACGGCGGCGTGCCGCACCCGCAGTACGCGCGCCGGTTCCACGCGGCGAAGAAGCACCTGTACGGCGAGCTCGTGTCCTGGGTAGGCGACACCGGAGAGGCTAGGTTCTCGTGGCCGAAGTAGTGGAGCTGCAGGACCTGCAGTCGGGGTACGTCGAGCTCGTTCGACACGTCCGCGATACGGGCCGCGTAGCCGCCCCTCGCGGCCTGAAGGTGCGGGAGCTGCGCAACGTCACCGTCACCGTGGCCGAGCCCCTCCTGGGCGTTCCCGTCGGCGTCGGCAGGCGGCTGAACATGGCCATCGGCGCGGCCGAGACCGCGTCGCTGATCGGCGGGATCTCGTCGGCGGCGCTGATGATCGACGTGGCGCACACGTTCGGCAACTTCACCAACGGCGACAGGCTGCTCGGCGCGTACGGACCTCGGCTGTTCAGCATGCTGCCGGACGTCGTCCGCAAGCTGTCCGAGGACTCCGAGTCGCGCCAGGCGATCGCGGTCGTCTGGCGCGAGAACGAGCACCGGATCAGCGAGAACAAGGACGTTCCCTGCACGGTGTCGCTGTCGTGGAGCGTCCGCGACGGGAAGCTCGACGCGACGACGCACATGCGCTCCAACGACGTGTGGCTCGGCGTTCCATACGACTTCTGGATGTTCACGCGCCTGCAGATGACGCTCGCCTGGGCGCTGAAGCTGGAGCTGGGGACGTATACGCACGTCGTGGACAACCTGCACGTCTACGACAAGGACGTGAGCAAGACCCACAACCTCTACGTCCCGGTGAACTTCGACCGGCTGGAGGAGAAGCTGCCTCCCGCGCCGATCCCGGACGTCCCGGACCCGTGGGCGGCGGTGAACCGGTGGGCGTGGGCGGTCGGAGAGAGCGCGAACGTCGTCAACGGCCTCGCGGTCGCGAACGCCACGCCCCAGGTGCTGTTCTACGAGAACCTGCTGTCGAAGCACGCGGACGGCGTTACCAAGCGGATGTGCGGCGGCTGTCGATACGTCGTCCCGCTCCGGGACTTCGGCGTGAACGGCGTCGACGAGGTCTGCGGCGAGTGCCGCAACAAGCTCGGCTAAGAGGAGACACCGTGACGAAAGACGACCTGCCCCTTCCGCGTCCGCACCACAGGCGCAAGATCCACAACACCGTCCTCATCGCGTTCGACGCGCGCGTGAACCGCCGGGCGGTGAAGAGCTTCCTGCTCGGCCTCGGCAACGGGACGCTGAAGATGGACGGGGTCAGCTGGCTCCGGACCAGGCCTGCCTCGCTGATCGACGTCGACGTCGCGCTGGTCGACGCGAGCTACGTCGCCGAGTCGGCGAACGTCCGCGACATCACGCGCTTCATCGAGAACCGCATCCACGGCGCGCCCGGCGCGCGGCTGCGCTCGCTCAACAACATCATCACGCCTGTCACCGCGCCGGAAGGCGAGCACCAGAAGGACTGCTGGTGCGTCGATACCATGTGGGAGGTCTACGAATGACAAACCAGCACGACGGCAAGCGCCGTATGACGATGTCGAAGTGGATCAAAGATCGGTGGAGTGACGACGAACGCATCACATGGGACGAGCTATGGATGAATATGTCTGTCATGGTAGGTCGCCGTTCACGGTGCAGTCGCGACAAGGTCGGGGCTGTCATCGTGTCCGGAGACAACCGACTACTTAGTACTGGGTACAACGGCCCACCGAGATCGCTACCCGTCGAGGGACCATGTCGAGAGTGGTGTCCTCGAGCTATCGCGGGAGCCAATGACGAGAGTCTTAGCCGCGAATACGACGATTGCTACGCTCTTCACGCCGAAATGAACGCTCTGCTGCTTACTGAGACACGACCGCACGACGGGGCGTCGATCTACGTGAACAGCACAGTTTGCTGGCAATGTGCGGTCAACATATCAAATAGCGGAATCACTCGAGTAGTGATGTTTGTGGATCCCGAGAAGCGAGATCGAAATCCTGCTCGGGTAGTTCAGTCTCTTACGGAGCTCGGAATCGAGGTTGTGACGTGGCAGGAAGGCATGACCAAATATCGTGCGATGTTCATGCAGCACCACGGCTTAGGTCCTCACCGCTGCTACTTCTGTGAAGTGCCGATGCCATGGGTAGAAGTGATTCATCACGTCAACGGCGATCATTCTGACAACGTCATTGAGAATTTGGCGGCTGCTCACGGTTCGTGCCATACGAGACATCACGTGTCCATCGGTGACGATAGCGTGCATACAGCACCGTCACGCGTGCAGATCGGAGGGGATTGGAGTCGAGTCAAACCGAAGCTGGAGTGCGTGACTTGCGGTCTCAAGACAACACCTGGCTGGCTAGAACGTCACTGTCTTGACACGGGACATACTGACGACGGAGCCGTCGATCGTTGGCGCGAAGCTGAGAAGCAGAAGCGTATAGACGCAGGTGGTTTGGCTTACATGAAGCGACTTAGGCGCTGTGAAGACTGCGGTATGGAAACCGTAGCTGGGGCGCTAGGCAGGCACGTTAAGACATGGGGTCATGAGGTTTCCGACTGGCGGTACGGAGACGACGAATAGTGACAGACGACCTGAGCGGGATTACGCTCAACCTGGTATCGAACCTTGACGAGGCGAACCAGATGATGCGGTGGCTCGGAGAGCGCCGCCCCTGCTTGGCGTTCGACACGGAGACGACGGGCTTCGATCCGTACGAGCCCAATGCCGCGATCCGCCTGATGCAGATCGGCGACGCGATGACGGGCTGGGCGGTGCCCGCGCAGATGTGGGGCGGTGTCATCATAGAGGCCCTAAACAAGTATGAGGGGCCGCTAGTTCTGCACAATTCGGTCTTCGATTTACGTTGGATGAAAATTCACGCAAACTGGGACGCGCCCTACGATCGACTACACGACACTATGATCATGGGTCACCTCGACGACCCGACGTCGTCGATCGCGCTGAAGTCTCTGAGCGATAGGCACATCAGCCGCAAGGCGTCGGCGGGACAGCACCTGCTCAAGGAGGCGTTCGACCTCAACAAGTGGACGTGGGCCACCGTGCCGACGGACTTCGCCCTCTACTGGCAGTACGGAGGACTAGACACCGTCCTGACGGCCCGCCTGTTCGAGAAGCTCAGCGCGCACGTGAGGTTCCCGGAGGCGTACGAGCTCGAGATGGCCGTCCGCCGCGTCTGCGGCCAGATGGAAGAGAACGGATCGCCGGTCGACCTGGACTACTGCCAGAAGAAGTACAACGAGCTGAACGACTACGCCGAGCAGATGAAGGAGTGGGGCAAGCGCGTTCTCAAGACGAGCCTCTCGTCGAACGTGCAGCTCGCGCGCTACTTCACCGGGCTCGACGCCGAGATCACCGAGATCACCGCGGGCGGCGCGCCTAGCGTCAACAAGCGTCAGCTGCGGCTGTTCATCAACGAGCTGCCGGGCTCGGAGGCCGCGCAGGTCGCGCAGGTCGTGCTCAACATGCGCAAGGCCGACAAGCTGGCGAACACGTACTTCCTCAACTTCCTCACCAAGAACCGGAACGGCGTCCTCCACCCGAGCATCAACACGCTCGGCGCGCGGACCGCGCGGATGTCGATCCGCCAACCCGCGCTCCAGACGCTGCCAAAGGGCGAGTCGACGGTCCGCAACGCGTTCATCCCGCACCCCGGACAGAAGCTGATCTCGTCCGACTACGCGGCCGTCGAGATGCGGCTGATGGCGCACTTCTCGCGCGACCCCATGCTGATCAAGGCGTTCATCGACGTCGACGCCGTCGCGGCGATCGACCCGAAGTCGCCGGGCGCGGACTTCTTCTCCGCCCTCGGCGCGCAGATCTACGGCGACCCGGGGTTCGACAAGTCGAACCCCCGACGCGGCCTGGTGAAGAACACCCTGTACGGCGCCGCATATGGGGCCGGGGTGTCGAAGATGGCCGAGACGGCGGGGGTGTCGATCGACCAGATGCGGTCGGTCTCCGACGCGGTGTTCGCCACCTACCCGGGGATCAAGCGCTTCCAGGCCGAGATCGAAGATGTCGGGATGCGGCGACAGACGGAAGAGGGACGCGGCTACGTGATCACGCCGATCGGCCGCAAGCTCCCCTGCGACGACGGCCGCGTCTACGCGCTGGTCAACTACCTGCTCCAGTCGACGGCGGCCGACATCCTCAAGCGGGCGATCGTCAACCTCGACCTCGCGGGCTACGGCAAGAACATGCTTCTGCCGGTCCACGACGAGATCGTCGCCTCGGTCGACGAGGCCGACGTGAAAGAGGCGATGCACGACATCGGCCAGCTGATGAGCAACATGACCGACTACGCGGTGCCGATCACGGCCGAGCCGGAAGGTCCGTTCGATCGCTGGGGCGCGAAGTACGAGAAGCCGGTCGTTAACGAGTCGACGGACGTCGACTTCGAACTGCTCGCCAAGGCCTAGGAGCCCCGACATGCCGATGTTCACCAAGAAGCCCGTCACGATCGAGGCCCGGCTGTTCGAGGGCGGCGCCGAACAGGCTACCCCGCTGGTCACGTGGATGCTCGACGGCGACGTGACCGCCAGCTGGCACGAGGCGCACGACGCCTGGGAGAGCGAGGACGGGTCCCAGGGCTATCCGGGGCGTCCTGAGGGGATCGAGATCACGACGCTCGAGGGGATCATGCGCGCCGACGTAGGCGACTGGATCGTCCGAGGCGTCAGGGGTGAGTTCTACCCCGTCAAGCCGGGCATCTTCGCCGAGTCCTACGACCCCGCCGAGTGATCATCCTCGCGGTCGACCCCGGCAAGACGACCGGGCTCGCCCGCGTCGACTGGGAGGGCGACGACCTACACCAGGTCGAGACGGTCGAGTACGAGTTCGCCGACACGTGCCGGTGGCTGTGGCGCAACTTCGGCCAGTGCCCGCCCGCGACGACGCGGATCGTCGCCGAGCGGTTCATCATCACGGCGGCCACGGCCAAGAAGAGCCAGGCGCCGTTCTCGCTCGAGGTCATCGGCGTCGTCAAGTACCTGGCCCTGGTGTACAAGCACAGGGAGCCCCGACTGCAGACGTCGTCGGACGCCAAGAACTTCTCGACGAACGCGCGCCTCCGCGCTCTCGGGCTGTGGCACCGAGGCGGAGGAGGGCACGCGAACGACGCTCTCCGGCACGCGGTGAAGTGGGCGGTCGACGCCGGATACAGCTCTCCGAAGCTTATACTGCAGTAGAGCACATTCCTGCACAAAGTCATTCATCTGCAGTATAGGGTAGCTTCGTATCAAACGGAGGAACGGAAACCCGCGTGAGCGATACCATTCACGTGGAGATCGACGCTGTCGATTCCACGCGCATTGCCGTTACCACCCGCTACCACCACCGCGACCTCATGCGTCGCGTTCCCGGCGCGGCGTGGTCCGCCAAAGACCAAGTTTGGAAGGCCCCGTTGACGTGGGCGTCGTGCGTTACCCTGCGCGGCGTTGTCGGTGAAGATCTCCGAATCGGTCCTAAACTCGCCGAATGGGCGCAGGAATACGTCGCCAGGTACGTGACGCCGGGAATGAGCATGCGAGACAAGCTCACGCCCGAGGACGTTCCGTACGACCCGGTGATCGCGAAGGCCATGGCCGAGGTCGTGTCGTGGCGCGAGCGCGCGCCGGAGGGTCGGCGCCTGTTTCCGCACCAGGAGGTCGGCGCCGCATTTCTCGCGACGGAGCGTAGGGCTCTTCTGTTCGATGAAATGGGAGTCGGGAAGAGCGCTACCGCGATCTCGGCGCTCAAGGTGCTGACCGCGCTCGGCGAGAACCCGTTTCCGGCGCTGGTCATCGCGCCGAACTCGGTGAAGCTGACGTGGAAGCGCGAGATCGAGCACTGGTGGCCGGGTCTGGTCGCGACGGTCGTGAAAGGCTCAGCGGCGGAGAGGCGCAAGCAGCTCGAGGAATCCGCTCACGTCTACGTCATGAACTGGGAGGCACTACGCGGGCACTCGCGCCTGGCGCCGTACGGATCGATCGCCCTCCGGCGCTGCAAGGAGTGCGGCGGCGAGGACGAGCGGGTGACGTGGAACCAGTGCCAGGTGCATGAGAAGGAGCTGAACCAGATTCAGTTCAAAACGGTCATAGCGGACGAGTCGCACAGGTGCAAGGATCCGCGTTCAGCTCAAGCGCGGGCGGCCTGGTGGGCGTCAAAGGACGCCGAGTTCCGGTTTGCCTTGACGGGTACACCCCTGGCGAACGCACCTGACGACCTGTGGTCGATCCTGCACCTGGTCGACCCGGCCGCGTGGCCGTCCAAGACGCGCTTCGTCGACCGCTGGGCCGAGACGCTGTTCAACGCGTTTGGACAGGCCACCGTGGTGGGTCTCAAGCCGGAGACGCGCGACGAGTTCTTTCGCATCGTCGACCCGATGACGCGGCGCATGACCAAGGCGGCGGTGCTCCGGTTCCTGCCGCCCGTTGTCCGCGAGCGGCGCGACGTCGAGATGTCGCCCAAGCAGGCCAAGGCCTACAAGCAGATGCGCGACCAGATGATCGCCGAGCTCGAGAACGAAGAGCGCTCGGACACGATGATCGCGTCGTCGCCACTTGTCCAGGCGGGCCGGCTAATCCAGTTCGCGTCCGCGTACGCGGAGCTGGTCGAGGCCGAGGACGAGCGGGGCAACCCGACGCGAAAAGTTCGACTGACCGATCCATCGTGCAAGATCGACGCGTTTCTAGACGACATGCCGGACTTCGAAGGCGAAAGCGTGGTCGTGTTCGCCCAGTCGCGGCAGCTGATCGAGATGCTGTCGAAACGATTCGAAGACCGCGAGATCGAACACGGCCTGATCACAGGCGCGATTACGACCGACCAAAGACAGCTGTACATCGACGCTTTCCAAGCGGGTCGGTTCCAGTTCATGCTCTGCACCATCGCAGCGGGTGGCGTTGGGTTGACGCTGACTAAGGCGTCAACCGCCGTATTCTTGCAGCGAAGTTGGAGCGCGCCCGATATGAGCCAGGCCGAGGCGCGTATTCACAGGATCGGCTCGGAGCAGCACGAGGTCGTCAAGGTGATCGACTACGTAACGGTGAATTCGATAGAGGACTGGCAGATCTCGGTCCTCCGTACAAAGGACCAGCGACTCGAGGAAGTGGTGCGGGACGCGGCGCTGTTGGCCGCCGTTCTTCGTGCAGAAGAGAAAGAGAAGGGGAAAAAGTAGATGCCTCGATCTCGTGTACCTCTCGCGCGGAAGACGTGTGACAACTGCGGGTTTCAGACAACACCTGGTCCGATGGCCATGCACTTGAAAGTCTGCGGCCAGCGTGAGCTGAGCATCGACGCTGTGCTGGATTATGGATATGTAGATCACAGTGATCCTATGGCCTGCTGGATTTGGAGCAGACCCAACTGCCTGCAGGACTACGCGTGCACGCCGTGGGGTGCAGCTCACCGCGCCATGTACGAAGCATCGCGAGGTGCACCGCCCGGCAAACTTCTGGTCTGTCACACGTGTGACGTGAGAAGTTGCGTCAATCCGGCTCATCTATTTCTGGGAACGAACGCTGATAACATCCGCGACGCTCAGACGAAGGGCCGACTACGAGGGAACACGGGACCAGGCTACTGGAGAGGCAAGCAACGAACAGTCGAGACCCGCGCTCGTATGTCTGAATCTGCTAAGCGGGTCAACGCAGCTCGATACGCAGACATGGAGTCGTGGACGCCTGAACAGCTGACGCGTCACCGAGAGGCGATCGCGAAGAGAGTGATTAAGAACACCGGGCAGAAGCGTACGCCAGAGACCCGGGAACATATGCGACTAGCAGCCCTCGCTCGATATGAACGCGAGAGAGCTGCCAAGAGTGAGAATGGTGCTACATGACTACCGATGGTTCAATTCCAGTCTCAAACTCAGAAATTCAGCAATTCAAGTCATGTCGAAGGCAGTGGTATTTCGGGACGTACCGCGGGTTGGGACCACTACGCGACGACTTGATTGGCCCGCTACCGTTCGGTACGCGGATGCACACGGCGCTCGAGTCCTACTACACCGACGGCGTCGTCCCGACCGAGACGTGGTCGGAGCTGGTCGCGGTCGACAGGCTCAAGCTGGTCGCCGAGGAGCGCGACGCCTCCGAGCTCGACAAGGAGGCCGAGCTCGGCCGGATCATGCTGGAGGGCTATCTCGAGTGGCTCGAGGAGACGGGCGCGGACTCGGAGTGGGACGTCGTATCCGCTGAGCAGGAACTCGCCGTGCCACTTCTCGACGGAAAGGTAACGCTCGTCGGTAAGGTCGACATGCGGGTTCGCCGTAAGTCGGACGGAAACCGGCTATTTGTCGATCATAAGAGCGCGGCAAACATCAGCGACGTAAGTAAGACCGCCAGCGTAAGCGAGCAGTTTCTCCAGTATCTTTTGCTGGAGATTAGTGCACCCGACCAGAACAATGACACCTACTGCGACGGCGGCGTCTACAACATTCTGCGCAAGGTGAAGCGCACCGGTACCGCGCGCCCGCCGTTCTACCAGCGCATCGAGGTGCACCACAACAAGCTCGCCCTCCGCGCCTACTGGACGCGGGTGCACGGCGTCATCCGGGACATCCTGGCGACGCGCGAGGCGCTCGACCGGGGCGCCGATCCGAACTACGTGGCGTACCCGACGCCGACCCGCGACTGCTCGTGGAAGTGCAAGTTCTTCGCGGTGTGCGGGATGTTCGACGACGGGTCCGCCGTGGAGGAGGCCATCTCGTACGGCTACCGAAAGCGCGATCCCTACGAGCGCTACAAGACGATTCGAGAGGAGCAGCCGTGAGCTGGGATCGGTCGCTGACCATCTTGGTCCACTCCATGACGAAGGTGGGAAAGAGCACGTTCTCGGTGACGTCGCCCTACCCCCGTCTCTACCTGGACGTCGAGCAGGCGAGCAAGTTCCTGCCGATCAACGCCACGTTCTGGGATCCGAACCACCCGCCGCCCGTCGCCGACGGGACGTGGGACACGTGCGTGGTCCCGACGACGGAGTGGGGAACCGTCGAGCGCGTCCACCAGTGGCTCCGCTCGGGCAAGCACCAGTTCAAGTCGCTGATCATCGACTCGATCTCCGAGCTCCAGGTGAAGTGCCTTGACAGCATCTCGCCCGGACGCGCGGCGGTCCAGACGCAGCAGTGGGGAGAGCTCCTCCGCATGATGGCGGGGTTCTGCCGCGACGTCCGCGACCTGACCGCTCACGCGACCAACCCGCTCGACGCGGTCGTGATCACCGCGATGACCCGCAACATCGAGGGCATCTGGAGCCCGCAGCTCCAGGGACAGCTCGCCGCCCAGATTCCATACTGGTACGACATCGTCGGGTACATGTACGTGGACTCGGTGATGGACGAGGCGGGCCAGTCGCACGAGGTGCGCCGGATGCTCACGCACAAGCACCCCCAGTACGTGACGGGAGAGCGCGTACAGGGCCGGCTGCCGGGTGTCATCGACAACCCGAACGTCGAGAGCATGCTCTCGCAGATCTTCGACCAGCGCGGGACTCCCGCGCTGACGCTCCCGCCCGAGGAGGTACAGCAGGACGCCGTGCTCATCGACCCGACTAGTACACCCGCTTAGTGAGAGGAACTACCAGTATGCCTACGAAGTCGTGGGAAGACCTGCTCAAGGACGTCGGCGACGGCGCCGGGTTCGAGGCGCTCCCCGAGGGCGACTACGACCTGAAGATCGTGGACGCGAAGGCGAAGACGTCGTCGAACGGCAAGACGATGTACGAGGCGAAATTCAACGTCGAGACGGGACCGTACGCGAACCGCAAGGTGTGGCGGAACTTCGTCATCTCGCCCGAGAACCCCAACGCGCTGGCGATGTTCTTCCGCCAGATGAACGCGCTGGGCCTCGACGCGGCGTACTTCTCGCAGAACCCGACCGACGCGCACGTCGCCGACGCGCTCATCGGACGGCCCTGCAGGGGCACCGTCGTCAAGCGGCTCTGGCAGGGCCAGGAGAAGAACGACGTCCAGAACATCTTCCCGACCTCCGCGTCGGGCGTTCCGGGCGCGCCCTCTCCGGTGGGAGTTCCGTCGCCGACGGCGTACGCCGCACCGGCTCCGGCGCCCGCCCCCGCTCCTGCACCGGCGCCGACTCTTCCTCCGGCGCCGGTGCAGCAGGCCGCACCTCCGCCTCCGCCCCCGGCGGCGCCTCCGCCCCCGGCGGCGCCTCCGGCGGCTCCGGCTCCGGCTCCGGCTCCGGCTCCGGCTCCTGCGGCCGCCGCTCCGCCGCCGCCGCCTCCCCCGGCACCGGCGCCCACGGCGGTAGCGCCTCCGCCGATCGCCGAGGTCATGGCGCCGCCCGCGCCGCCCGCGCCGCCCGCGCCGCCCGCTCCCCCGGCTCCTCCTGCGCAGACGCAGCAGGAGAAGGACGCGGTGTTCGGCACGGATCTTCCGTCCCCGCCCCCCTTCTAGGAGGAACGCGATGTCTGTGAAGGTCTACACCGACGCGGGTGAGCACAGGTACTCCGGAGACGATCTCGAGATCCGGAGCGACGAGCGCGAGCTCGTCGTGTACGACGCGAACGGCATGGTCGTCGCCGTATACGCGGTGGGCCAGTGGTCCTACGCCCAGGTCACCGGGGAATAGCACTTCGGTCCTGTACGGTCGCCCCGCTCTCGTAGCGGGGCGCGCCGCCTAGGTCTGAGCGAAGAGGAGAGACAGTGAAGATCGCGATCTTCGAGCCCGAGCCGCGGGTATGTGGCCCGCTGACCTGGGCCGGACACCTGAAGAGCGGCATGGAAGAGCTCGGTCACGAGGTGAAGACCGTGTCGCCGACCAAGTCGGGGCGCAGTCGGACGTCGTGGGGGAGTCCGAAGCCCGGCGGCCGGTGGTGGTCGAGCGCCCCCGACCTGGTCCCCAAGATCTCGGACGCGCCGCGTGTGTTTGACGACTTCGACCTGGTGGTGCTGCCCGAGCCGAAGTCGATGACGTCGGACAAGCCGGCCGCCAAGGCGGGCGTCGTTCCCTGGTACGTCGAGACCCTGCGCACGACCAAGACCAGGTTCACGACGGCGCTGCACGGCAACACCTACAACGAGAAGACCGCGCCGTACGCGCTCGAGATCCTCGGCCTCGACAACTTCTGCGGCGTCCTGTTCAACCACGACACGCTCGCGCACGAGGCGTCGGAGGAGATCAGGAAGCACAAGATCGTCGACCTCGCGCTGCCGTACCGAGCGCGGGTGGATATCGACGCGGCGTTCCCGCGGGACAAGACCGTCGGATGCTCCGGCCGCTTCATGTTCAACAAGGGGAGCCACGTCGTCGGCCTCGCGGGCCAGCACCTCGACCCGGACGTGACCGTCGAGGTGTGGGGGTCGTGCTCGACGGGCCTCGGTCCGTCGCTGACCTACACGCTGTTCGAGGTCCTCAAGCCGATGGCGAAGATCGGGCAGTGCGTCCGGTACAACAACACGGGCGACCCCGAGCTGGACGGGAACAACGTCCAGCCGTTCACGTTCGACATTCGGGTGAAGGACCGCGCGCTGGTCCGCTACCTCGGCAACTACACCGACCCCGTCGCGATCTGCGGGCGGCTGACCGTGCACGTCAACCTGACGTCGACCAAGTACGCGAACGGCATCGAGTACACCACGCTCGAGGCGCTCGACGCGGGCAGCCTCTGCGTCACGCCGCCGCACTGCTCGGAGCCGGACATCCTCCGGACGCTGGTCATCGACGGCTGGGTCAACTCGCCCGGGAGCGTCAAGGCCGCCGTGACCAAGCCGGAGCCCGTCAAGCACGCGGCGGTCACGATCGAGAAGGCCCTGTCCTTCCTGGAGCGTCCGGAGTCCGAGCACCGACAGGTCGTGGAGTTCAACCGCGAGCGCATCCGTACCAAGTGGAACCCGAGAGAGGTAGCGGAGACGATGATCGGAGAGGCGCTGGCATGAGGATCATGTTGACCGGATTTGGTGCCTCGCACTTTTCGGAGCGCGCGGGCACCCGCCACTTCAGCGTGATGAAGACGCTGCAGGACGCGCTGACCGGGCGCGGCCACGAGGTCGAGCGGCGGCCGTTCCGGATCGAAGAGTCGACCGACGACTTCGATCGGGTGATCGTCGGCGTCATGGCGCCGCACTCGCTCGGCGCGGTCGGGATGTACGGGTCGCTGTCCGCGATCTCGCGGGCGTGGGGCCAGGACAAGCTCACGCTGCTGGTCGACGACGCGGACGTCAAGAAGATCTTCAACGGATGCGCTACGCTTCTCGCTGAAGACGCCAAGCGGTTTGCGAAAAGCTTCTACGCAAATCGGCAATTCTATGCTATCGCAATCGAGCGAAATTGGCGCCTGTGGCTGATCGAGAGCCTCAGGTACCTGGGCGAGCAGCCGTGGCCGCGCGTCCTGGTGCCGACCTTCGCGTGGCACGTAGGTGACGATGTCTCAAAGGACCTGAAGAACGGCGCGACCGAGGTCATCGGCCTCGACCTGACGCGCGCGGCGTCGGAGTACGGACAGGAGACGCCCGCCGTCGACGTCCCGGTGGTCCCGCTGGGCGACCTGCGCGGCATCTGGGTGTCGGACCCCTTCGACGAGTCCAGCGTCAAGTGGGCGAAGCAGCAGCAGCTCGGCAGGCCGCTGCGCGAGATCGCGAAGGGTCCCGACAAGGTTCGGCTGCGCGAGTACTCGACGGCGTCGGCGGCCCTGGTTCACTCGCTGGGCAAGGGGTTCTGGCACCCCCGCTACGCGTACGCGGCGATCGCCGGGTGCCCGGTAGCGACGGACTGGCGGCTGACGCGGCCGCTCGGCGAGGCGTGGGCGCAGCTGCCCGCGGGCGTCGAGGCGCGCGACCGCGACGACCTGGCCAAGGAACAGCGGGAGGCGCTCTTCGACGCGTCCCCGACCACCGACGACGTGATCGAGAGGGTGCTGGGATGACCGACCTGTTCAGTACGTGGCTGGCGCGCACGACCGAGACGCAGCGCGACGTCTACAAGCACGTCTTCGGCGAGTTCACCACGCCCGAGAAGGTGGAGTGGATCAAGGAGAACGTCCTCGCGGCGGAGGACGAGCTGCACGAGCTGCTCGGCGGCGTCGCGTGGAAGTCCTGGTGCTCCGACTACGGCCAGCGGATCGACCGCGACGAGGTCCTCGCCGAGGCCGTCGACGTCCTGATGTTCGTAGGCAACCTGCTCGTCTCGCTCGGCGTCAGCGACGCGGAGCTGAACAAGCGCTACGAGATCAAGCTGGCCAAGAACCGGAAGCGCCAGGACGACGGGTACTCTTCTCTGACCGACAAGTGTCCCGGATGCCGCCGCGCTCTCGACGACGACGCCACCAAGTGCTCGTTCAG